TGTCCGCCGTCTACACCAGCGCCTCCAAGAATAGCAATTCTACCATCAAGATATTTGTCTGCTGTAACAGTAACTAAATAACCTTTAATCCATCCGTCAAATGTGTCTGAATGGTGGAGAAGGTTACTCGTCCCCACCTTCAAATTATTCATTCGATCAGTGACGCTATTTAAATCAACCCGTAATCCATTAGCCGTAGCCTGCACATCTACCGTTTTAGCGTAACCGTTTAAATCACTAGCAGTTAACCGAGCATTCAGAGCTTGATTAGTCAGATTCACAAAGTTCGTGTAAGTAGTATTATCAACTTTACCAGCCAACATCGTTTGTAGATTCTGTGCATCAAGTTTTAACTGTGCAATATCACCGTTAGCAGTACCAACAGTGGTTTGTAGACCTTTTACATCTACTTTGGTGGAATTAACATCTCCTGCTAAGTTGGCATAATTAATGTTCAAGCCTTTAACCGTATTAGACACATCAGCAATATCTTTACCCTGTTGTTGTGCCTGTTTAGTTAAATCAGCAATTGAATTTTGAGCAGAGATATATTTCTGCAAAGCGTCAGACGCATCAGCCATCACCTTATTTAAGTTAGGAATAACATTGTTATCATACTGACCTTGCAGATTAGTTACCGAGTCGTTTAGTTTTTGTAAACTTTCATCGGCAACTTTTTTATTAGTTTCAATTGATTTATTGAGGTTCTCAATGTCTGCATCGGCTTTTTGCTTATTGTTGATAATATCTGCTTTGGCTTGGTTAAGCCCTTGTTGAGCTTCGGTAACCTTTTTCTTTATCTCGTCATCAGATAAATCTTTACGAATCCACTTACCAGACCCATCATCTTGCTTTTCAAATATCCAAAGTTCAGTTGAATTACCATTTTTCTTAAACCAAACATCATTGAACTTAGCGTTGGTTGGTGGCGCAGTTACGCTTGGCGGAAACACAACTGTCCCATCTGGCACTCTTCTAAGTCGTAATTCCTTAATTGTTTGAGCAACACTACCTTGCCAAGGGACCATTTGATCAGAAGAAGTTGTCTGATCAGCCTTTGAAGTTGCAGAAAGCCCACCATTAAAATCAAGTGTGTAACTACTGTTTGGGACAACAAAAGAATTTCCTTGTTTATCTTCTAGTTGTAGCCAATCCCCCGCTTCAACAGCAGGATTACCAAACCAATTCAGACTAAACGGGTAAAAAGTCAAGTCTTTCAATTGCTCCCAAATATCATTGAGCCGTTGTGGTGTCATGATATTATTTTCGAGTTTAATTTGAGAACCAGTAGCATCCCCAGCTTGATAAGTCTTGGTTTCCTCTGTACTCTCACCATCACGAGTTTTAGTGGTAAACGTGACTTGACACTGAATACCATTAATCTTGTAGGCGGCTTCATTCTTCGTTAGTCCTGCTTGTTCATATTGACTAGGATCTAATTCATAGTTTGGTTCAGAAATTGTCCGAATTGTAAATAAACCTTGTCGATCAAACAGAGCATAACCAACATACAATTGAGCAATCCAGCCAAGTGCTTTACGGTAGCTTTGACCAGTGATTGGAGCTGGCAAATCTGCTTGGTGCGGAAGACGTGCTAAATCATCAGTATTTGCCTTAACACCTGATTGTGCACAAATCTCCGCAATGACATCTAATACTTTAGCTGGGTACGTTAATTTAGATGTATAAGCTCCTTCTAAACAACAGAAACGATCACTAGCACTAACAGTCGTAAGATTATTATTTCGGTCCATCTTGATTTCACTGGAGATAATAAAAACGCCCAACGGTTCATAAACATAACCACTAGACGTTTTTATTCCAATACTAGGACGAACTTCCATTCCCAGCTTCAATCCCTCAATAAGGTGAGAAAATTCAATCTGAACAGTGTTTGAATACGTAGACCCAATTGCAAACGTATCACCGTTATAAGCTCCCGAATCATACTTCAAACTATTAATATCAGTTGCACCATATGTTTTACCATCAATCGTAACTTTAATATCCAAAGTTCGCTGTGAAGCTCGCCAAGCATCTCGAGTTTCTTTTGATTGTGTTAACACTAATTAATCACCTCCTTATTGCTCAATCAGATCAAAAGACAAACCTTTCCAAACCGGTAATGATCCTACAAATGAATAAACGGGCGCTGTTCGATCACCAACATAAAACATCCCCGATCGAACTTGCCCGTCTACTGGATCTAAATATTCAACACTAAAGAATTCGGCCTTAACAGAATCCAAAATTTTTGAACATTCGGATACTGTTAAAGCACCAAAAGTTAATGTTATTTTTCTTTTAGTTGCTACTCGATCACGATGTAAAAGCCCTTGTGCATCACGGGTCGCCTTTGCATCAATATCTTGAATAGCAACTTGCATTGTTTGTGGGGCTGGATTAACCACTGTCCCAGAAATTTTTAGAGAATACAACCATCCATCTCCTCCTTAGATATTTAACATATTTCTACCATTCTTTTGATTTACCGCATTAATTCCTTTAATAGCATGTTCGCCAAATGACTCATCACCAATCTTAACGGTTAAGTGTAAATCAACTGGTTGATTACTATTGTTGGTAGCATTTTGCATTTGTAATGCTTGAACAATGGCATTTACTAGGTTGGTACTCATTTCTTTGAATCCGCCAGTTTGCATTGTTGCATCATTGCTTGCTGAAGATTCAGCATACATAGAATGTGGAGTAATCGTATTATTTGAGAGAGCTGTTGGAAGTTGTAATCCTCCACCAAAGTTCCGATTCATAAATGCAATTGCTTCGTTAATCCGTTGCAGACCTAGTTCACGGTTCATTAGCGGGATAACCATTTCAGGCTTATCGCCTTCACCGATTTCATAAAAACCATGTTTAGAAATTAAACCCCCGTCTTCATAACCATGTCCGTGACCGATAACTGCCAACATAGAAGAACCATAACGATGCTTAGCGTAATTAATAGCAGCAAGCATGTTGTCATAACCCTTCATAATGTTGTGATGACCAGGAAAGGCATAAGCGTTAAAGGTACCCGGTTTAGTTTGAAGAAGCCCAGTAGCGTTCCCATCTGCTAAGCCATCATTACCACCAATGGCACGTTCGTTCCCGCCTGATTCTGTTTGAATTTGGCGAACCCACGCATTCACATAAGCGGCACTCGCTGGTAAACCATTCTTACGTAATGCTTTCTTAACAGCACTACGCCAACCTTCCGCACCTGGTCCGGTTTGATGAGTTGCACCACCGAATTGGTCAATCACCTTCCGGGCCCAGTTCATCATCCCCTTCTTTTCTTCGTTAACAGCACCCTTGGCGAGTTTTAGTGGTACCTCGCCTGCTCCCCAATCATAGGTCACAAACTTATCGACAATATAGTTAACGAGTTTTTCGGGATGGGCAATGTCATCTGTAACGTTTTCGAGTTCATCCATTGCAGCATCAAAGAATCCACCAATACCGCTAAAAAGGCCGCCAAAGTTTAAACTGCTAAGTGCTCGACTAATTCCACTAAAGTCAAAATTAAAGCTACCAATCCCACCAGCATATTTAGGAACCATGTTTGCAAGTTCATTAGCAGTATTTGTAGCAGTCTTGACCTTTGTACCAGCTGGCAAATAAGTTAAGAAATTACGTTTAGCGGGGAATAGTCCTTGCTCACCATTAGGGAGTTCATAACTTTCTCGGTAAATATCACCTTCTTGGTCATTAACTAATGCTAATCCACCTGGATGATTTTGTGTCCCTGTTTTGTATGAATTCCAATTAAAGAATCCCCAACCAACAGAACCACCGCCAAGCTTCCCTAATACCCAGTTAATTCCTTCGCGGATTTTATCGGTTGCTTTTTGAACAGGTCTAACCATTGCATCAACAACACGACTAATAGCATTCCTAATGCTTTGCAAACCACTAGTAATACCATTACCAATAGTGCTACCTAGTCCTCCAGCCCAAGAACCTAACGTCCTTGAAGTGCCGTCTCTAAAACTTGAAACCCAACTTCCTAAACGCTCACCAGCATTTTTAGCAGCGTTATAGGCACCACTAATACCATTACCTACGTGACCGCCTAAATTACCAGCCCAATTATGAATGCTACTATTGGCATCATTAAAGAAACTTCTGGTCCATTCAGATAATTTATTACCAGCATTAACAGAACCTGAGCGTGAAGATTCAGAGCCGTTATTAATATGGTCACCTAGGCGTTCAGCCCATTGGCGTACAAGACCACTAGCTGATTCTCTAAAGTCTGTTGTCCAAGATTTGAGTTTCTCACCAGCATTTTTGGCCATTGATTGACCATTTTCAACACTGTCGTTGATGTTAGAGCCAATTTGTGATGACCAACTATGAACCTTCTTCTTGGCATTACCAATGAAATCTGTTGTCCAGTCCTTGATCTTACTACCAGCCTGCTTGGCAAATTTCTTACCCTTTTCCACATCCGTATTGATATTTGAACCAATCTTTTGTGCCCAGGATTTAATATTTTTCTTGGCATCAGCAACGAATCCAGTAGTCCAGGATTTAAGCTTATTGCTACCTGCAATTGCAAGCTTCTTACTCTTCTCAACATCTTTATTGAAGTTGGCTCCAATATCAAAAGCCCACTTTTGCAGTGTCTTCTTGGTCCCAGAAATGAAGCCAGTTAACCATTTTCCAATGTTCGAGCTGGCTTTTTTGATTTCTTTTTGACCCTTCGTAATATTAATGTTGATATCTTTACCAACAGACTTAGCCCATGATGTAAAGTTATCTAAGATTTCATGGGACTTAAAGCCAATCGCTTCAACCCAGTCTTTAGGTTTTTTACCTTTGCCATACTTAGACCAACCATCGCTAAACTTAGCAGCACCAGTACCGCCCCATTTACCGATAAATGAGCCTATTTGTTGTCCAATTGCAGCACCTAATGGTCCGCCAAAGAATAAGCCGATACCACCACCAATGGCACCACCAATTCCTGAACCGAAGCTCTTGAACTTAGTTTCTTTGTTCTTTGCTTTGATACCTTTATAAATATCAATTCCAGAAGTTACAGCAATCATGGCAGTTGATAGACCGATACCTAGCTTTTGGCCAAGCTTCATTGGTTCGCCAGACTTAATAGAAGACTTAGCCGATTTAAGAAAGTCAGTCTTAGCAAGATTGGTGTTTTGCCATGACTTGTTGACTTCATCCCATAGCTTTGTAGCATTGCTCCAGCCTGTTTTAATATTATTAAAACTAACTTTGGCAAGTTCCTGAATCTTAGTTATTGGATGTTTACCAAACTCAATTACTGTGCCTAAAAGATCGTCAGCATACTTGGCACCAGCCTTTAACTTGTCAAACTTAAGCATCGTTAATATCTTAAGCGTATCGATAAAGTCTTTGATGCCAGAAATAGTTTTTCCTGCTACTTTAATGCTAAATAACGTAAGCAAAGTGGTAGTCATTATTTTAACTGCCGTTTGATGTTTATCAATCCAATCGGACAGTAATTCAAGTGCACCAGTTAACAGCTTTAATGCTCCGACAATAGCAAATCCCGTAATCTTGGCTAACGGTTTAAGAAAATCATCAAAAAACCATTCGAATACTGGACCGGCTGCTTTAATCACGCTATGTACGACTTTAAGTGATGCTGCTAATAGATCAAAGAAGTCAGGTAGTAATTTCGTGATCGTAAACCCAGCCAATGGAAGCAAAACATTCTTGTAAGCCCAAGCTAGACCATCCCATACATCCTTAGTTACTGGGCGAATAGCTTTTAACAGGTTATCAATTGACTGGAGTAATGGTGTGAAATCAAGTTTCTTAGCCCAATTGGCAGTATAAGTTGCCATGTCACCAAGAGCACCCAGCATATCATCGACCATGCCTAAGAGCGTCTTAAAGATTGACGTTCCAACGCCACCATGTTGCCATGCTTTATCAAATTGACTAGCTAAGTTACCAATTGTGTTACCAACACCAGTTACAATTTCAATAAGATGGCTCCAGATTGAAACACCTAATTTTGAGCGATTCCACGCTTCATCAATGGACCCAACCATATCTTTAAAAATTCTAAGGATATTATTAAGCGCATTAAGCCAAGCTTGCCATAATCTTGTACCGTTATTGCCGTGTTGCCATGCTTCATCAAAGGCTTTAGCAATATCGCCAATAAATTTAACTAGGTTAGTAGCCAAATCTAAGAGATTAGCAAAAATCCTTTTACCAAGATCACCAGTATTCCATGCTTCACGAAATGATTCAGCTATGTGGTGGATAGCAACAAGAATGTTATTCAACGAGTCAAAAATTGTTTGAATAAATCTTGTCCCTCGTCCACCTTCTTCCCATGCTTCGGCAAATGCCCTCGCAATGTCGCCAATAATATTCAGCATATCCGCTAATAGTTGCAATAAGTTCTCCATTACTTTTTGCCCGGTACCGTTATCCCAGACATGTAAGAATGAATTACCTACATCACCTAATAGACGTTTAATTTCTTTCCATGAATACTTAGCAGCATCAACAACAGCTTGGCCTTTTTCGTCCCAAGCTTTTTTCATTGGATCAAAGATTTCACCTAAAACCTTTTTAACCTTATTAGCTGCATCAATTGCATTTTGAGAAGCTTCTAACGGGACATTCCAGTCAAGGCCTGGATCGCCTTCATCACCTGCTCCACCATCATCAATACCAGGATCATCAAAGACTGGTGTATCTTGCTTTTGCTGTGGAGTAAATTTCTCTAGTGGTTGAGCTTCAAAGGTGCCATTATCTTGGTTATTCTTGTTATTATCAAGAACATTAAGTTCATCAAAGCCCATCAAAGAAGCTTGGAGGTCTTCGTTTGCCTTTTTAGTATCTTCAAAGGCTTTCTTAGCTTGTTCGTTAGCAGCTTTAATCTTTTCGTTTTCAGCCGCTACTGCCGCTGCACCTTGACGGTTAGCTTCGGCAATTTGTTGATTAGCACGTTGAACTGCTTTCGCTTGTTCTTGCTGTTGTTTCTTAACTGCATCGTTGGCTTTGCTTGCCGCCTTAGAAGTATCGTTCATCGCCCGTACTTGACTATATAAGCCCTGAGCACCACTTCTAGCACCAGACAGGCTCATTCCAGTTAAAGCAGAAGTAAACTGAGCAAGCCAACCAGTTGCTTTTTTAAGAGCATTCATCAACGAGTTAATAGCTGGCAAAACAAAGCTATAAATTGGATAAAAAGCAGTTAACAAGTTGACCTTAATTGCGTTAAAGCTGCTTGCAAACTGCTTATTAGTCATTAATGCTGAACCCATACCTTGAGCTAACATCATGATTCCTTGATACAACAATGTAAATACGATTAACTGACTAGCTAACATACTCATTGCCATCTTTACGCCTTTTAATCGCTCACTTAGCATTGAAGCACTTGTACCAGCCTTGCGCATTGAAGAACTACCACTATCACCCATGCGCCTAAATGACGAGGTGACGTTTGAAATAGTATTTCGTAACCGATTAAGCCTTGAACTTGTATTTGATGCGGTGTTACCTTCTTGAGCTAGTGTAGTGTTCACTCTTGAAGATGCGTTTCGTAATTCATCTCCACGAGAACTAACGTAACTATAAGCCTTAGCTAATTCATTGCTTCGATTTATAAGACGTTTATACTCTGTTTCGGCTTCTTTGAGTCCCTTATTATTACCAGATGATCTACCAAGAACAGCATCTTGTGCTTTGGTTTCCGCAATAGTACGCCTAATCCGTTCAATCTTTGCTTCCGTTTGATCCATCTCACGTTCAATACGCTTGAGTGAATTTGGAATAATATTAAGCTCTTGCGACATTTCTTGTGCAAGGGCTTTGGCTTGATTCTGATAACGTTCCATCTTGACTTGTGCATTAGCAATCTGGTCATCAAGTCGCATTGCTCTAACCTGACTGCCTTGTTTGTTCATATCAAGGTTATCTCTGCTAGCCATCAATGTTGCTATTCTACGTTGCATTGATTGCGCCTGTTGCATTTTCTCGTTGATGTGGGATACAAGCCCATCAATTTCCTTTTTAGCTCGGGAAACTTCCGCTTGAATTTCATCATCAATTCCTAAATCAACCGGCCTTTTAGGCATATAGCTCTGAATTCTTTTTTCTTGGTAGTCATCGAAGCTTGAGTTTTTTATTCTTGGTCTAGGCTTTTCTTTAGGACGTACTTCTTGTTGAGCTTGTTTAACAGGAATATCACCTACAGTTTCACGAGCTACCTTAGTTTGTTGAGCAATTCGTTGTTGCATGTTAGATGCTTCTTGTAAACGAGCAGTCAAACTATCCAGGCTTTTTTCTGATTCGTTAACGGCTTCTTTGGAACTTTCGGCTTGGGCCTTGTTTCCTTCGATGATCCTATTAGTTGCATCATCTTGAACGCTAGCTGTACGCTCAATAGATTTTTGCTTAGAGTTTTCAGCTTCTTCACGTTGACGAACTTCTTCTTTGGCTTTCTCATTTGCTTTAGAAGCATTGTCGTTCATGTTCTGTTGAATACGGTCCAAGTTGCTTTGGATTTTGACTTGCATATCGTTAGTTTTTTGACCGATGAGACTAGTCAACTCATCCATTTTCTGGAGCACATCCCCATAATTAGCTCTAAATCTTAACTCAAGTTCTTCCAAGTCCATTACTATTCACCTCCTCCTTTGTCTTTATTGAATTGTCTAATCCGTTGAGCTTGTTGCATAAGAATAGCTTGATCTCTCTTCCAATCGGGCTCTTTTTCAGCTGGTTGCTCTATCTGGTTCATATTATCCTTAACAAACGGATAAGCTTCTTCTAGCTTAGGCATCTTAGCAGGATCATTAACCGCAAATGCTACCAATTCACTTAAACGGTGATCCATATATGCTTTGGCACGTAAATCATTTAATTCTCGCTTCCTGTTAGCAGCAATTTGCGTCATGATTTCCGCAAAGTCTAAATCCCAGAAATGATCAGCGTCTATCCCTGATTCAACAGCGATTGGGTAAAGATCTTTGAATAAATCTGATACTGTATCGTAATTTTTTTCGTTTACAGCAACTGATCTTGGGTCGCTTCCACTGGATCTAATGTCACTTCGTCCGATTCCGAATTGGTCTTCGATGACTTCTTCTTTTTGCCGAAAAAACCGGATGCTTCAAATAATTCCATCAATGCATTAAAGAGATCCATCGTGGTATTACCATCATCTAAGTACTTTTCAAAGGCGTTCAATACTCGTTTATCAGTTACGCCATGATTTTGATTAGCGCCTTGTAATACGATCAGAATTTCATTAACTGGAGGTAGCTTATTTCCACCTTGAGAGTCCATAAATAAGGACAACATAGACTTACCAAGTCGCCGTTCAATCTTAAATACCTCACGACCGCCAAGCTTTAAGTCAAGTTCCAAATCACCTAACTGCATTGTCTTTGTTGCTTTCTTAACAGTAGTTGTCATATGAATAAATTCTCCTTTAATTTTTATTTGTCACTAAAGATAAACGTGGGAATCGAACCCACGTTTATTAATAAACTAGCCTTTTGGTGTATCACTACCTGGTGCAGCAGTGAAGTGTGGACCATCAGATACAGTAATAGTAATTGTGTAACCTAATGCCCCGTTAACTGCAACCGCTGCAAACTTGATGTTGTATGAACCACGCATTGTAGCAGTCATTCCATCTGGATAAGTAACCTTCCATTGGTATTGTTTACGATCACCAGCTTGTTGCAAAGCTTTGGCAAAACTAGCACCCTTGTACACAGCTTGGAACTGAACGTTAGAAGCGTTTTGAATCCCTTCAACTTGCTTCCGCCGGTCATCAGCCAAAGTAGTAACATCAACCTTTTCAGTATCCCCACCTAATTCTGGGATGGTCTTAATATCCGCAATTTCTTCCCATGTAGAACCATCTTCTGAACGTTCAAGCTTGGTACCAGTACCAACCAGACCTTCTGAACTATCGATAGCAAAACGTTGTAGGTCTAACTTTAATGCATCACTATATAATTTTACATTCTTCATAATTTCATCCTTTCTGGTATACACGCTTACTTGTGTTATCTACAATTCCTGTAAAGACGAGTACAACACGTGTTATTCCATTTAAATCTTGATCACCAATGTTATTAGAAAAGCCCATTGCCGAAAACTTAGCAATGAGCTTATTTTTTATTTGCGTTAAAGAACCTTTATCATTATACAAATCAATTGTTATCTTCCATTCTGTATCAGTCTCTTCTTGGTAGGCATTACGTATATAAGAAGACTGAGTTGTTGAATAGATAGCAATTGGAAATACCGTGAATTTATTAGGGTAAGATGGTGAAACTATTTTTAACTCTGACATAGAGTTAAGGGTTTTATAAACTAAAGCTTTGACATTATAAGGTTCCATATTAATCACCCAACTTATCACGTAATTCCTGATCAACTACATTCTTAATAATGCCTGGAGCTTCTTTAGCAATCCGATTAGCAGCAGGCGTCATAAATTGCCTTGCTGGTTGTCCACTAGTTCGATAAAAGTACTTCCCTTTAATTTTAACCTTTGGAATTCCATAAATCTTAGTAAGGTCAATATCAACTTCCTCAGCTGGAATGTACCAGGGAGTTTGGCGATAAACAATTGCCACATTAGGTGGAAGCTGCTTGCTAGATTGTTCACCAACCTTACCAGTACCAAACTCACGGAAAATAGCAATCATTGACGAATTCCACCAACGACCAACTATTTCATCCCCATCGACTTTTACTTCATGCTTAAAGCTACGGGCAAGTTCACCAGTAGAATATTTGATACTAGATTGCAACTCTTGGACCGCATAGGCTTCAGCTTGTTCAATTGCTGTCTCTTGGCCGTTAACAGTTGCATCCGCTACAACTTGAGGAAGTTTTCGTAGCTTAGTTTTTAACTCATTGAGCCCCACAATCTCACATTCAATCATTTTGTTCATCCCTCTTGATACGTTCCAAAGTAACGTTTTTATGAGTAGAAAACTCTTGAATAGCCGTAATCTTATAATCAGGATCACTAGAACTCGGAACTTTTAGGCAAATGCCAAAGCCTTCGCCGTGCCCTTCTGAAAGTAAATCTCCTTGATACTTACATGTTTTGATATATTTAATATCTTTTCCATAGATCTGAGCATTGACCGCACCACCAGCTGATTGAACATTCATCCTAATTGGTTGTGGATCGCCCCAGCCAGAAATGCTATAGCCTTCATCATCTTGAGTATTCATTGGTGCTTTAAGATAAACGGTTGTGAGATCACTTTCTTTTAATCTCATAGCTTCGTCACCTTAGCAATTCGATAGCGGTTTAATCCTTGTCGAATATCTTTTGGAACACCAGTCTCGAGATAATTAGTAACGCCACCTTCTGATCGTTGAGTTTCACCTTCAAGGCCTAAGCGATTGTAGTTAATGACTGCCAACTTTTTAACATACACACTCATGTTACCAACTAATTCTTTTTGACCCGTATAATCTAGCACCTGAGCATTTGCTTCTTCTACTAGCTCCTTAATCAATTCATCATCCGTAACTTTTAAACGAGCACTTACGGATGGAACCATTTCGGCCACTTGATCCACATTCAGCACCTCCAATTAATTAAAGGACTTTAGCTTGGTATACATTATCAGCGCTAGCAAATGATGGAAGCATGGTTGCCGCTGCTAATACCCAAGTTCCAATTGGGTCTTCGCCGGATTCATAAATCTTAGCCATAACATTACCAACTTCTGATACTTGTGCATTAGTTGAGATTAAGCGATTTTCTTCTGGAGTTGGGCCATAGATCTTTTCACCTGGCACTTCATCATTAAAGAGAACGATCCGATCTTCTGGGAAGTATGTTTGTGTTTTAACTTTACCCTTAGCATCTTCCTCACGATACTTACCAGCATATGCACGAATAACCGGAAGTCCTTGAGCAACCATGAACTGATCTAAATCAGCTTGACCAACAACCCGACCGGTATCTTTACCAAAGATTGCTTCCTTAATTTCAGTACTGCGCATTAATGTCCGTAATACCTTCTTAGAGGTCAATGCACGCGTTGGGGTAATGTCGAGCTTATCAGACCAATCTTGTAAGTTTTCAATGATTGAAGCACTACCGCTATCCCAAGTAGTATTACTTGCTAATGCAGTTTGATGCTCTTTTGGAACTTGATAATCAATGGAAATCCCGTTGTTCTTATCAGTAATCTTACCAGTGGCAAACATTTCCATTGTCATCTTTTCGCCACGTGCCTTGACCGCTTGAACCATTGCATCAATATCATTGAACACATATTGCTTTAAGTAGTTAGCTTCGGCATTATTACGTGGATAACGTAACTTGATTAGCATTTCTTCGGTAATTTGCATCTTGCGCTTTACGTATGCTAATTCAGCAGTCATCTTACTTGCTTCACGACTACCGATTTCAGCTTCGGCATCAAAGGCTGAGTAGCTAGCAATAGTTGGAACACGACTACCAGCTTTTAAGATATCAACTTCTAATGTTGGTACCTTAGTTGCTGGGAATAAAGTATCACCTAACATATCTGGATATTGACGATTACGAGTATAATCAAGCACCGTATTCTGATCGAACATATCAAGAATTGGTGTGGCAAAACGTTGTAAATCTAGCTCAAGTGTTTGCTTATTCATCTATTATCTCCTCCTCACTACGCTTTTGGATCTGCTGGGGTAGTATCAGCAGTCGTGTCTAAATCCTTAAAGTGAATTGCTGTCATTGCTTTAATTGCATCTGCGGATGGAGTTGGGGTTAATCGTTGACTCAATACCCAACCTTCACGCATGACAGCTACCATTTGATTAGAACCGTCTTCTGATACATATACATCGTTAACAGTAATTCCAACCGCCTTTGCATCATTCGTTGGGTATACTGTCCCAGCAGGTACATACTTGCGTCCTAAGTCATCAGTTTGGACATTGTAATTGTCCTTGTTAATTGTTTCAGGGAAAGCAGTGAACTTCTCAGAAGCAAGGAAGTTTAATTGCTTACCATCTTGAAATCGTGTGTACATTAATTGTCATTCTCCTTTCTTATTTCCAAAAATCACTTTCAGATTTATTAGCACTATTAGCCTTTTCAGCATAAAGCTCACCAGCCGATTTATGAGTCAAATTATCATCCGTACTCTTAGGCGTTCGTGATCCTTGTGCTAACCGAGTTTCAACGGCATCATGAACGGCGCTACGAAATACTTCGCTTACCCGTTCATACGTTTCATTCATATTGTCTTCGTTAGCTAGAACATCATCAAAAACATCAACTAACCCAGTTGGCAAACCATCATCAACTAAACGAGAAGCAAGCTTACTCCGATTCTCACGCTTAGTAACATCAGCTTCACGAGCAGATAAAGCTTCTTCCCGTTGCTTGAAGTCATCCTCGCGTCGTTCTTCTTCGGTCATGTTCTTGCGATCCTTAGCTTTCTTTGCCTTATCGCTTTGTTCCTTTTCCCAGTTAGCCTTAGCAGTCCCTAATGCCTTGTCTAACTTCTTATCAAAATAAGAATCCAATTCTGACTGGGTCTGGAACGTCATGAAAGGCTTATTTTGCGTATCAGAATCATCATTAGTATCCGTTGCTTCGTTTCCTGTATCAGCACCTCCTTCTCCATCTTGTCCTTCATCTGCAAACCGCTGTAAGTTCAGCTTTAGCAAATTGCTATAAAACTTTACTTTTTCCATAGATATAATCCTTTCTACCCATGCACACTTGAATTTATGACTGCACGAAAAAAGCCACTCCATATTTCTACACGGTGACTTCTAAATGTGTGTCTTCAAGCCCACACACGTATTCAATTATTGAAGCAGTTTCATGACTTACTTAGGTCAAGACTTTTTATTACCTAAATAAATTACCGGCACAGTTCGACAAAACGGATGCAAAGGTGGCACATTCTTACCAATAACTGCATCAGATACGTTAAAAATTTTATTATTAATTGCTCGACATATCTTACTGGTTCGACTATCAAGAACAGCAATTAACTGATATTGCTTAACTCCCCGTTTCTTCCAGCTATCAAGCTTTACCTTAGAGTAAAAATAATTAGCTTCGGTTCTGATTAATCGACTAGCATTGAAACGACTTGTATTAAACTCATCTTCAATTTGCTTAATCATTTCTCGTTCAGACATTCCACTTAACTCTTTAGCCGTAAACAATTCTTGCAACCGTTCAGCAAGCTTATCAGTATTATCCCAAATGCGTGATGAAAAGTTTTTACCTTCCCATCTGGAATTTAATGCTGTTTTCACATAACGATTAGGTATTTCAGTGATTTTCGACTTCGGTACGTCTTGTTCCATCGATACCGTTGCAATCTTCTTATCAGTCTTCGGGTTCTTGATAACAATTTTGTTTTCTTTAGATTCTAAGGCTGGTTTTGTTTTATTAGGCAGCTTGTAATCTTTTGCTTTATCATATACGGCTCCTTGCTTTTCGACTTCGGACCAGGTTCTTTTCATTACATCAGTATGCAATTTAATATTCTGATCTAATTCAACGTCTCCAGCATTTTTAGCAGCAATATACGCTTTGACTTGTAACTCTTCCAGTCGAGTAATTCTGCTCTTAGCGGCTAATTGATTTAAGTAATTATCAACAGCCTTCTTACTTTCTTTATCGACAATATTGCTTGCTAACGCTTGTAAGGTTACGAACTCAGATGGTGAGATGTGCGAAGACATGATTGTTGCAACCTCATCAGCAGTAATGTCAGCATAAAAATAGCGACGATAGATCTTTTGGACCTCGTCACTTAAATATGCTTGTGCTTTCTGATATGCCACATTAATAACTTTTAGACATTTAGTTGCTTCATCCTGGTTCTTCTGTTCGTCTTGCAAGTCTCGCAATTGCCAATAGTTGAATTTATTTTTATCAACTTTCATAGGCTTTCACCTACAAAACAGTGATGTATTGACCGTATTGTTCCACAAGCTGATTAACTGTGCTTTCAAACGCATTTAGCAAAGTTTTATTTTCAATGCGTTCACTATTTGCAAATACAGCCGTCAGAGTTCCATTCTCATCATTTACAGCCACGTTAGTACAATTATTAACCGTATGAGTTAGCAAGGTAGAAAATGAAGCACAGACGATATCAGAGCCTTTTACACTATACTCAGCGTGTCCGCTTGCTTTGATTATCGTTTTGGTTGGTTCCTTTTGAATCTTCACTCGAATCATCTTGGCTATCCTCCAATTCTAAACGGTCTGGATCTTGCTGTCGTAACGCTTGTTGGTTCTTTCTAATGTTATCAGCATCTTGTTGAGCCATTTCATCAATAACTTCTTGAACATCCCCAACTTGTGGAATCCAACCATAAGTAAGCTTACGAGGAAGAACACCGTCAGCATTCTTAATGTTGTTAACTACATCAGACAAGTTGACGGGAATGTTTGGTGTTAACGATATATCACAACCATCAACATCCGAATTGCCACCTTTAATATTAACGATGGTTTGGATCAGTTTTAATCGCCGGTGCAAGCCATCGAAGAAGTAACGCTTCTTAATTGAAATAAGATTTTCAAGCCCAAACAGCTTAAATTTCATTGCTTCACCAGATACGTTTCCCATAAACTTTTCATCGTTCATATTCGGAACGTATGAAATCTTGTGAATATCATTTTCAATTGATTGGCTAAGCAAGTTAACCTGTGTTTCATCGAAAGTCTTAGTTAACCATTCAACATCAGCCCCATCGTCACGAGAAGGTGCATTAATAACACCATTCTTCAACGCTTCAATACTGTCTTCATCCTCTTCTAATCCGAAGCCAAATGTAACAAGGATTGCATCAACAAAAGCTTCTTTATCAGAAATTCGATCAGTTTGGAGGAGGTTATAAGCATCAATCAACGAGATTAGTTGTTCAAAATCACCCTGTCGTTCTTCATTATTTCGATACTCAATTAATGGAACTGCATTGAACAAGTTATCGTATTCGTCAACGATTTGATCATCTGTCGATACTTCCATTCCTACTTCAGTGCGATATTCTACAATCTTTTTTGGCATGTAGACCGTGACACTATAACCATCATTCTGTCCGCTCAAATTTTTCTTTGCTTGAACAAACACACCAAATAAAGGGTCGTGTTCAACTGTGTCATCAGTAACAACAATTGCGGCACGTGGATCAACGGCTTCTACTCGTAATTCAGTGTTAGGAGTAATCTTTTCATTACCAAGCTCATCAATGCTAATAGTTGGCTCAATCGTTTTAAGATAAAGCAACTCATATCCATATCCAAACACAGACAAGTCTTTTTCAAGCTCAATGTCGTGCTTATGAATATCAATCTTTTCTAGTACTTCTAACACATCGTCAATATTCTTACCTTTCTTGGCGGTATATTTAACCGGATTACCAGTCATAAAACCAACATTCATGTCAGTGATGTATTTAGCATGATTAATCATAACGTTAGAAGCTTTAACTTTAGCATTCTCAAAGCGATGGTTATTAACTTCTTGATTCCCATTATAATAATCAGCAAGTTTATCTAACCTGCCTTGTCGTTCTTTCAACTTACGAATTGCATAGTTGATTGCTTCAAGATTTGGCTTGTTAACATCCCCAAGTAATTCTCTATCAATTGCAACAGCCACATAAACACCTTCTTTCTATAACCCACGAACATGTGGACGTTTAGTAATCTTTGCAGTGAAGCCTTTATGGATAACCATGTAAACGAAATAACGCATAGCATCGCAAGCATGATCATGTTCTTTCACTGGTTTATCTTCACCACGTTCAGCTGCTTTTTCATCCCATACATAGCTGGATAATTCTTTAAATAAATTAGGACATTGATTGCTAAATAGTATCTTGCCTTCGTTCATCGCCGTTTGAGTAACACGAATACCATCCACCACATCATTTTTTGCCTTTTGTACTCGGAAACCATTATTCCGTAACACAGCAATAAAAGAAGCAGCAGACGGGTCAATGATAATCTTTGCGCGAATATTACCAAGAAACTTCTTAAGCTCTTGGCAATACTGCTCATCTGTCTTTTGATGGGCAGTCGCACGTCCTGAATAGTAATATTCTTTGACTAAGTACCAAATGCCATGATTACGTCCCCACAATAAAAATACTGTTGGGTTTTGTGTACCGTAGTCGCAAGACACATAATACTTTTCAAAGTGATTAGGCAATTCATTAATTACCATCGTGTCGCGATCAAAGTTGTCATAGATAACCCCTTCTGACATTACCCACAGCCCTAAGATGTAACGCTGATAGAACACACCAGAATACATTCGGTTATAACGATCAATAGTTTCTTGTGCCAATGACGGATTATCCTGCATCATAAAATGAAGTCGTAATGCCCGCTTATCTTCCATTTGGTCAATCCATTCAAGTTTGAACCAATGGTAGGGTCCTTCGGGGTTGCAGTTAAACCACATCTTAGAACCCGTTACCGAACAACGAGCTGTGGCTTGATTAACAAAACTTTGCGGCATAAGTGCAACTTCATCAAAAAAGAACCCAGCCAAAGTAATACCTTGAACTAGGTCCTGTGATGCTTCATCTTTACCACCAAAGATAAAGTAATAATTTGTATGACCATTCTTGCTGATCGTTAGCATATTATCCGAACGTGAATCGTGAATAGCATACCCTTCGCTTTCTAACATGCTTCGCAATGGTCTTAGCACGTTACGCCTAAATGATCCAATTGTTTTACCAGCCATTCCAAACTGCTGACCATTGAATTGCGTCATTGACCACAGCACATAAGAAAGCGACATCACAACAGTTTTACCTGCACGAACGGAGCCGTCACAAATAATAGCTTCATAACCCTTTAATTCATCATTAGCCCACCAGCTAAGCACTTGAAGTTGTTTACGACTAAACGGGGTAAACTTAAATCTAACTGTCTTTATCCCCATCTTTATCACTCCATATCTTCTTCATACCATTGCTAAGGGCAGCAAGTAATGAGTTGGTACTTCCATCGTTAACTTCTGGTTCAGGTAAACGATCAAGTAAGATCTGCATTGCCTTCTGACGATCTTCCATTTCAACAACTGGCTCACCTTTATCAATTCGAATACTCTTGATGTTCGATGTATCAATCTCGCTACTATCTTTTAACTCAACAATATTCGTATAGTAATAAGCCTGTTCGCCTGTTTCAGGGTCAATCTTTGGCACATAGCGGAAGTTCCCCCCGCCATCTTCATAAGGTCCATTTTTATCGCGTACCTTATAATAGGCCAAATGCTTTTCTGTTCTGAACGATAGAACATCAGTAACATTGCTAGTCGCTTGATTTAAATAACGTAACAAGATGTCATTAGCGGTAGCATATAGGTCTTGCGATTGCTGTTTCTTTAATTTGGTAAGGTAAGATTTTATCCTACCATTTCCTACCATTCTCGAGCCGTGTGCAAGAGCATTTTCATAACTTCCACCATAAGCTTTCTGATAAGCCCAAGTCGCATTGTATCGCTGTAAATAGTACAGACAAAAGGCTTTTTGCTTATCATTAAGTTCATTACTATCTGGCAATTCTGGAGGTGGTAACGACGGTGCAACCTTTTCTTGTTTTGTACGCGTACTTTTTACTTTTGTATGCATACTTTTCTTCTTGGTTGCATTATTTCGTTGCCATTTATTTCTCGTCTTCCATGACTTAACTGTACTAAGCGCAACGCCATACTTCTTGGCAATGTCCTTATATTTCATTCCAGCTAAATAATCCGCCTTAGCTTCTTCCATCTTACTCATGGCATATCACCACACCACCTTTCTAAATTTGTGTACAAAAAAAGCACCTGCAAATTGCAGATGCTAATGAATAAGGGCGGCCGGATTCGAACCGGCACCTCCGACGTTACACGCGTTTCATCGGTTCACCTATAACATACGGCACATGATTAAACATCTACCATAATCAGGCCCATTGAAATTCGCTTTTGTGTATAACGCCTTGTCCTCCCTCTTAGACGATTCACCCTTTGTATTTATTATATGCTGACTTGACAACATTAATCAAACGTCTTTCATACCAATTAGGTTTTCTATCTCCATGTTCATTATGATTGAACCCAATATGTACATGGGGAAGTTCGGGCTTATTGTTAATCTTATGAGGAGTTCCATCAATATCTATTTGTGCTAGTCGTAATCCTTTACGGTTATACAACGATATTGAACGAGGTCCGCCTTTGCCAACAGTCACATAGATTCTTCCTTTTGTCATCGTCTCCATTGGAACTTTTGAATTACGTGCATCATTATACTGCACAAATTTAATGTTTTTATATTGGAGCAACGTACGGTATTCTGTTCCATATTTTTTGCCTTTCACACTCACACCCGAAGATGCGCCACGTCCACCCATGATCACAAACCTCTCAATCGCTTTACATTGTCATTCTCGTAATAAACAACATCAATGTCTTCTGGATAGATAAAGTCAACCTCACCGCCGTAAATTAATAGTTGCTTAGGGTGCAATCGACTAATCATTTCTAAAACTCCTCGTTGCCACATCTTATTGGCTTCACTACTCTTTTTCACACCAATCGTACTAATAGATAAAGTACTACGTGAAGGCAATCCATCAAAGCAGAAATCAAATGACCGTTTATCGGCCCATGATACAGTTGGAATAACTATTAATCCTAGTTGCTGCATCATTTGTCCTAACAAACGTGAACGGTATACGTTCCATATCATCATAGGTAAAGGCATGTCTTGATATAAGCTAAAATCTGGAGTTAATACACAATCAAATTGGCTTAATTTATCAATATAAAGCCCTGGTCTATTCCAAAATCTTTCAAATTGGTAATCATCTAAATAAAAATGGATTCCAGCCGAGTTATCTGCTGCTTTTAATTGATTAAATCCTATTAATGATTTTGGCTTATAAACTGTTGGTGCTAACACAGGCATATCAAATTTACCGGTTACCATATTAGGCAAATAATATTCAAGATTATACTTGCTTATCGTTCTTTGACTTCCCATGTTTTGTGTAGCTATCCTCCGCTTTATGCTTTTCTCGCTTCATTGTTCGTTCAGCACGACATAGCATTAAGTATTCTTGCTTACTAGCAACTAATCCGAATCGTTTAGTTTGATACATTATTAGATTTCCCAATAGATACGTAAACCAAGAGCTCGTTTGTATGTTTTCATAGAATCTTTTTGGATTTTCAAAATCATTTTGTCATCTTCATCAAGCTTCTTAAAAGCATCGCTCTTCATGAATTCCGAGAGCTTTTTAAGCTTATCCGAAAGCTCATCTCTCTCAACTACTAATCTTTTAACATGTTCTTCCATAGGTATTTGATCTCCTTACATCTTCATAACTATATCCAATTACATAAAAAGCCCAGTTATAATAACCAGGCTTAAAATTATTTATCTTTACTGTTTTCGCTAGAGCTTAAGATGCCAATAAATACATGATCTGCCATTTTATAGGCTTCAACCTCTGATTTTGTTTCCTTACGTGCAGAATCTAATAGCACACTATAAATCATTACCATTTGGCGTAATCCATCAACCATTCCAGGTGTATAAGACATCTTCTCAATAAACATTGTGCTCACTCCTAATATTTTATAAATGATCTTCTAACATATATGTCACTAAATAGATAATCAAGAATTCGATAATTAATGACAAAATAAATAAACCAACACCGATAAGTGCTGGCTTGATTAACAACGTTCCAATAAACATAACTGGAATTACTAGTATTGCTAGAATTTTCATAAACAATATAATTCACTCTATTCTATTAATCGCCGCCTGAGTAGCATTACCCGAAATAATGTACTCGTCGACAAAGCGCTGTTGTTTTTGTGTTAATTTTTGAGTAATACTACTCACCTCCTAAAATAAATACCTTTTGAATTAAAGTATCCTATAATCATGTACTGTGTTTGTATCCATATCTTTATTTAACTCTTGGTATTTATCAGAATTAATATCAATTATTGTATCTTCTCCATTTGCTGATATATTATGATTGCTCAACCTTACATAATAGTATTTTGGAGATGAATCTGTTTTATCAGCTTCCATAAAGCCAATTTCATTTGCCGAACTCACAAATTTGATAACCATTCCTCTGTACTCTGTTTTTTCATCCAAAAACTTAAAATCCGTTGCAATTACTATATTTTCATATGGTCGTACTCCAGTATATTCTAGGTTTTCAAAAGAGTTTTCCCAAGTTTCTCCATTCTTTTTTAAATACTCAGTCTTAACGGTAATAGAATAAATATTATTCTTAGAAATGTTTTTCAGCATAAGAAGTTTTTTCATTACCGTATTGTTGTTCTTGGCGTTAACAATCTCGCTTGTATTATCATTTTTACCAATAATTATTGTATTTTTTGAAGGTATATTATTGTCATCAATAAGCCTAGTAGCAAATCGTGGACGCTGATTTTCTATGTTCATCGCCCTTTGAATTTCTGCTTCTTTTTTTACTTGCCAAAAAACAGCTAAAAAAGCAGCAATTGTGCCGAGACCACCCATCCAATCTGCTAATGTGCCATATTTATTTAAAAAAAACGAAACAAAAACAAATACCATACCGTTTCCAATCAATGCACCAATAAGCCCAAACCCAATATACTTAATTTTTTCATTCATTTAAATCACCCAACTAAACATAATACAAAAGCCTAGTCACAATAGCTAGACTTCTGAAGGTGATTTAAATTAGTTTAACGTCATTTCGGACAATCAAGGCTAATGGAAGAAACACGAGTAAGTAGGTGCTTCCTCCTTTCGTTGATTGTTTTAAAAAGTAGATGAGCCTTGAATGCTGATGGACGGAATCGAACCGT